AGCCCCTCTAGCGCGGCCTTGACCGTTTGTCGGCGGACCTCGTCGCGGCTTCCGGGGAAGTGCTGGACCTCGCTGAACACCGCCTCCCCGACGCCCCAGGCTAGCCAGACGGTGCCAACCGGCTTGCTCGCGGAACCGCCGTCCGGCCCCGCCACACCGCTGACCGCGACGGCAAAATGCGCATGACTTTTCTCCTGCGCGCCGCGGACCATGGCCTCGACCACCTCGCGACTCACCGCCCCCACCGTCGAAAACAACTCGACCGGGACATTCAATTGCTCGGTCTTCTGGCGATTGGAATAGGTGACATAACCAGCCTCGAACCATGCCGAACTCCCCGGAACCCGGGTGATCGCCTCGCTGATCCCGCCGCCGGTGCAAGACTCTGCGGCGGTGACGTGGGCATTGAGAACCTGCATGCGCCTGCCAAGTTCAGCGGCCAGTTGGGTGATTTCTTTCACGGTCATCTCCTGAGCAAGCGGAATGAGAACTACCGTACACGAGCGTAACGCGCTTGCAAGGCGCAGGATCGATCAAAATGTTAGCGAGCGAGGGCTCTGATATAAGCCTGACAGGCCTGCAAGGCAATCAGTCCGCGGTCCCCGCCGTCGGTGATGGCGATAATTCGCTGAGCATGCGCAGGGTCAAGTCGGGCGCGCGCGGTTCCATGATCCACGCGGCAGGCTCCGGAGGCGGTTGGCATTGCACAGACAGAGGCCGCGTCATGGGTATCGAGGAGGACTGACAAGCGCACATCAGCAGTGGCAAGACGATCGCGCAGGCGACCTTGATCACGCTGGGCATCGCTAAGCGCTCGGTAATGGGTTTGTTCACTGGCCGACAGCCGCTGCTCCAGCGCCAGGCGCTTGCCCTGCTCGGTCTGTTGCTGCATTGCGGCTGCCAGAGCCAGCTGATTCAGTGCCTCGGCGTGCAGCGTGGCCTGTTCCGCCAGTTGCCGGCCATAACGCCAATCCTGAAAGTGCCAGGCCAGCGCCGCCGATCCGCCGGCCAACACAGCCAGAAACACAACAATGCCAATGACGCGGTAAGACATCGGGATCAAACCGAAGGCTGGCATAACACCGCCCTCGCCCGCGCCCAGAGTTGCAAGCGATCCTGCAAACCGTTCAGGCCGCCGTTGATGCGACGGGTGATGCTGTTGAACTGGTCGCGGTCGGCCAGTTCATTGAAGCCATTTTGCTCCCAGAACCACGCCGCTGACTCGGCGGCCCATTGCGGTTGTTCCAGTAGTTCAGGCAAAAACAACAAACGATCATCGCCGAACAGCCCGAGACTGCATTGGTGGTAATTGTCGCGACCGGTGATCTGAATCAAGCCTCGGCCACGGTACTTTTGGCCATCGCCGTCAGGCTCTGGCGTATTGCCAAGGCGTACAGCCAGTGCGCCAGTGTCATACTTGCTCAAGTATTGAGCACCCCCAAACTCACGCACGTATTGCAACTGCCCCGATTCGTGACCGACTTGCGCGAGGAAGGCGGCGATACGTTTTGGGGTGTTGATGTTGCGGTGAGACATGGCTGTGTTCAGGGCGGAAATGAAAACGCCCGCTTGGGAGCGGGCGTTGGGCATAACGATCTGTAGTTGTTGCTGCGTAACTGTCATATAGCCCCCAGGCCCTGACGAGTGTCTGGTTCGTGCCAAAGATATTCAGCCAGCCAAAGTGGCGCACTGGGTCGATGCTCGCTGAAAGGAAAGAACGACTCTTGCGGCCAATCCCGCCTGTACCTGATCGGAAAAATTCCGGGCTTTCAGGCGGCAGCCCTGTTTGGTACCGGTACCCCGACCAGGATGACCATCGCCCCGTCGCCGCCCACATGGGTGGCCACGAGCGAAGAACCTGGAGTCCCCGTGATCGGGTTTCATCGACAAACTTGACGTCCACCAAACCGGCGCTGGGGACACTATTGGGATAGTCCACGGTATATCCTTCCGTTGGTATTTTGCAGGCAGCCGTGTGCTGGTAACACACGACTGCACTTCCAGTTATCAATAAGCTCCAGGGTTTATACGGTTACGCCACTGACAGGTGAAGCCGGCCAGTCAATGATCATCGGGAAGTCCGGTTGCTGTTCAATGTCCATCAACTTGAGCGTATAGCGTTTCCACTCTTGCAGAGTGGCCAGTTGAACACTGGTGGCCTCACCTAGTTCATAAGCGTATTGCAGCGGCGCGACGCGAATAACAATCTGAAACAGACGACTGTCTCGCTGGGCATTGGCTTGAGCGGTTTTGCCTGTTAGTTCGGCAGCCAAGTCCAGCACCCAGTCATCATTCAGCCAAACATAATATTCGCCGGGACGAGGCTTGAAGGTCAGATAGTCAGGCAACGGGCCCAACTCTAACCAGATTTCAACGCCACCTGTGTCTTTGCGATACGCCTCGCGGTTGCGCAAATCGATCAGTTGCGAAGCGGCACCGTTACGCCAGACCCAGACATAGCCCGTTTCGGCGGCCGGCAATGCTTCCGGCAACTCTATCGCATTGCCTGGCAGGACAACGCCCATACCGGGGATCACCGGCAACTCCACCGGACCGAACAATTCCTGCGTTGTTTCAGAAAAATAGTAATAAACCATAAACACCTCTATTGAAAAATCTTGAGCATCCATTAAAAACGCAGACCAGCGTTAATTTCAGATGAGTTTTATTCTGCCTGGGTAGGCAACATTTCGTGGACGCGTTTCTATACCTCCTGTAACTCCTGTAACTCCTGTAACTCCTGTAACTCCTGTAACTTCGGTAACTTCGGTAACCTCGGTTACTTCGGTAAAACCAAGACTGCTCGGACCTTGATTGAATAGAGCATCGGGAGCGACTGACCCTGCACCTGAGGGAACACCCAACATGTCGCTTTTTAGTTCATGTGTGTGTGACTTCAATATATCAACTTGCCAATTACCAGCCATTCGACCTGGGTCAACACTGCGACCTTCGTCAACAACCCTCGGGGTACTGACTTGCAGCGTTTCGAGGTCGATGCCGGCAGCCACGCGACCGGCGAGGGTTGGGCAGTGATCACACAGTTGGGTAATTAGGGGGGTGATCTTCATGGTTTTTCACCAAGCAATACCCCCCCTTGTTGGCGGGATTGAGTGAAAGGTACTGGCCTTGGAAAACCCGCGTCCTTGCGGGTCGGATGCCGGTCGGCACCGCTGCTCGCCATTCCATTGGGCTTTATGTTCAGTGATCCTGGCGAGGATCTCGCGGCGGCACTTCGCAAACGCCAATCCGCTTGGCAGCCCAGCGCTCATAAAGGCCAATGGCAACGTCTGCCCCGGCCATCGCCGTCAGGCAACCGAACGCGCAAGCCGTCCAGATCGACACGCCGGCGGCATACAGCAGCATGATGGCCGAGACCCCGCAGACCATGCAGGCCCCGGATCGCAAGGCCAGGCGCCGCAGCAACGACCAGCCACGGGCGCCCTCCTTGTCGGCGCGCCACATTTCGCCTGACACTCCACCCACCAAGGCGAGAACGATGACCAGCCAGATCGGCATGTCCAGCAACGCTTGTTGCTCGTTTGTCATGTCACGCCTCCTGGGGGTGATTAATGAGTAATTGGATGGTGTGTTTCGAATGCAGCCTTGGTGATCAGTAGTCGTCGCTCAAGTGCAGAGAAACGACTGCCAGTCCTGTGGATGGCAGGGGACCAGGTTTTAAATAGACTCAACGATTACGTTGTCGATGAAGGCAAAATTGGCGTACGGGTTCTGCTCGTTGGAGAAGGCCAGCGTCGTTTGAGCCGTGGTGGCGGTGAAGTCGTACGTGATGGTGTTCCACTCGACTGTTCCACCGTTAGCGGACGGGGTGTTGAACGTGGCGGTTTGCCCCGCCACTTTCACCTGGATGACACCGTCGCCGGAGCGACTGGCATAGCGCGAATTACCCGCACTGAAGGTCAATCGGTATTTGGCGCCGACCGTGGAGGCAAAGTTCTGCTGAATGCCGCCGCCGTTGCCATAAACGTTGTTGGCCAAGTCGACAATTACAACGCCATCCGCGGCGACAGAGCCGCCGATCGAGGCGGGCATATTGAAGTACTCGGCACCGGACAGAAACGTCGTCCAACCCGTGATGAAGTTGGCTTTCTGCGTGGTATCCAGTACGCAACTACCGCTGCAGCCTGGCAGTTCAAAGCTGCCGTTGACCAAAAGGTTGGCGGCAACAGCGTTGCCCCCAGCGCCGAGCAGAGCAGCGGACAGCAACAGAGGGGCAACATATTTCTTGAAACCGTTCATGGTTCACCTATTGAGTTAATTGACTTATTTGCGCTGCTGATGCAGCGCTCATGTCGCTCACAGGCGATCGCTCGAGGCTCGTTGCCTTCACATGATTCAGCGTCCCGCATCGGGAACATTTGATCTGGAGCTCGGTGTACTCACCCACTCGGGCGAGAAGTCTTTTGCAATATCCACATCTGCAATCTTTCAACATCTGCAATGCCTTTTGATTTTTGCTGGATCCTTCCTGTTGCTCTGGCGATGCCGAGACGAGGCTTGATGTGACTGACGTTAGGTAGGCATTCCAAAAAGCCCGACGCTAACCGGGCTTTTCAGAATGCGATCCTTCGCATTGACCTTTCGGCGCTACTGGCGCGGTACGGGTCCATTCATATTGTTTTTCCGACCGCGGTCCCTGCCCGCCGGATAACTGCTTCTGGTGCTTTACGCTGCACACCCGGGTCAGTTGCCAACCCTCTGAACCGTTGAGGCCGGTTCATCGCTGCCTTTGTGGTGGAACTAAAGAGCTTTGCTTCGAGCTGCTTTGTTGAGCGGCTTGAGACAAAGAATATGCATGGACGCATATACAGTCAATGCATTGATGCATTTATTTATGCGCTAAAAATGCACAGACGCATAAAAGCCCCGCAGACAAAGGCGCTACTGGTTTTTGGCAGGCGAAAAAAAACCCACACGGTGGCGGGTTTTATCTGACAGCGGTGAGGTTAACGGGCGTACATGCCCCACCAGAAGACGTGACCGAGGATGACAATCTGCTCTTCCTGGATTTCCTGGAAGGTGTAGTCCTCGTCCGGATGTTCGTCGCGATTGAAGCTGCGCAGGCGTATCCCGGTAGGCAGGCGATAAAGCTGTTTCACCCGCAGCTGGCCGTTATGGTTGATGGCATAAAGGTCGCCATCCACGATATCGCCGATCCCGCACTTGCCGGCATTAACGCCGACGGTGGCGCCGTCGCGCAGTACCGGCAACATACTGTTGCCGCGCACCGTCACGCATTTGGCCTGGTCGAACTGCACGCCGTTGTGGCGCAGACTCCGCTTGCCGAAGCGCAGGC